CAATCATAGACTAATGGATTGATGCGCTGGGTGAATGCCACTGCTGCATTTTTGTTTTTCGCACAAATATCTTCCCGTAAATCTGAATCTATCACACGATGAATATATTTGGATTTATCTGGACGATTGATGCCGAGTATTTTGCAGACGTTTAATATATTGTTTTGCAGAAAACTGACGTGCTCGGTCAGCAACAAATATTTGATTTGTATAGGACACGATGGATGATTGTATTGTTGTATATAACTGTAGAACACATCGAGCAGTTCATTATGAATCATGTGGAAATTTTTGCACATAATAATTCCTATTTTTTCGGTTTTCACTGCAATAATATCCACGATTTGCATAAAGACTTCGTGCCAAATCATTTTCGAATTGCATCCGAGCAATGCCATATCGATTTCATAATGTATGTCACTAATATGATAGCAATAGTTCATTTTGTCGGTTTGACATGTGATTTTTTTCTCGTATTTGAGTTCACTCGGACTATATCTTTTCAAAATAGAGAGTGCTTGTGAATATTTTCCGGAACCGGTGGGACCATAAAAAATCAGGTTTCCACAATCGGCCAGTTTTTTCGGAAATTTTTCGTAGACGGCTTTCATTTCCGGATGCATATTGTATTGCTCCACCGAATGAATATATTCTTCGTAATGCGTTTCATAAAATTTCATGTTATAGATTATGTAGATTATTCGTGTATTGTTTATACGCATTATGGTATAAATAATATTATTGCAGTTGAGAACGGCGCAGTTTCGACAATTTATTTGCCAAATATACCATATAACCCGATAAACCCAAACCAGTGATACATAAGGAGATTTTCATCACGAATTTTGTAATTAACATTGCAGGTGACGCATTTTGTCCTACAAATGCAAAACTGAAATAGTCGACATTTTCGTCTTCTACAAAATAATACATCGCCAGGAACCATACGAATACAATGGTGCATATAAACATGGTGAAATACTTACTAATTCGGTCTTTGTTTTGCGGCGACAATTTGATGGTTTCGTTGTTTTTATTGTATTTTGCATGCAATGTGCGGAAAGTCATCATAATGAGCGATGACGACGCCAGATTCAATATTAATATAGCACTAATAATAAAGGTAATGATTTGTTCGGATTTTGTCCATAAAAACATATCTTTGATTAAAAACACGGAATAGATGATATTGATAACATATAACAACATGACCCCTAGCAGTGCGACATTACGTTTGTATATGCAAATAAAGGACATGATATAAACAACGATGAATAACACATAACTAATTACTGGGAAACAACCTTTCGTGTCTATGGTTGATGTTACTTGTGCAATAGGTTCTGACATACTATATAATCATGATATTTTATAGTATGTCAATTCTGTTGACCCATTATTTTTTGATATATGTTTCGTGAATCCATTGCACCATATCTTCTAGCGCACAAGAGGCCCACGTGGTTTTGTATTTGGTTAAATTGAAAAATTGCGGTGACTTTGCACCCTGTGGCATATAATAAATATAAGGGCCGTATTTCCCTTTGCGGATACTCAGGTCGGCATTCAAATTTCTTAGGACGTTTGCATTTTTAGGTGGAGCGCGAGGCTTATCCGGCGACGACTCATCTGCACCCTCCCCTTTCTGTAAATATTTGAGAACATCGGCCATGACAATTTCGCCTAAAGGTTTCTGAATGGCCTTGATGGATGCCGTCTGGTCTCCCCATTGCACATAGGGTCCGTATTTGCCGGTTTTGATATACATGTCGGCGTCCTGATATTTTCCTAAATAATCGTCTTTGATTTCTAATAAATCTTCGGCCATGTATTTCCCCGCTTTGACATCTTCTAGATCGATTTTCAGCTTCGGATTGACTGCCTTGTATAAAGTTTCTTCGCCACATTGATATTTTAGCGACGCGCCATATTGGTGAAATACAAATTCATATTCTTGTGTCCCATTTCGCGACTTGACAATATACTTTGGTTTCTCCATTTTCGCTAAAGGTTTTGCGAGAACCTTGATGGTTTCGTCGCATTTTTCGCATAATTCATTCCATTTCAGATTGGCCGATGCAATTTTGTCTAAATCATCTTCCATGGTTTTCGTATAATCATAATCAAAGAGTGATGTGAAATGTTCGGTCAAAAATTCCGCCACGGCAACACCGATGGGTTGAATCACCAGTTTGTTTTTCTCGGCACCGAATACTCGCGTCACGGTGCGACATTCGATTTCGTCGCCTCTCAAAACAAATTCGTTGCATTCTTTGGTGATTCCGACAATGTCTGTCTTCTTCACGTAACCTCGTTCCATAATGGTATCGACAATCATGGAAAAGGTCGACGGACGACCGATTCCTAAATCTTCCAGTTTCTTGATCAACGATGATTCATTATAATGCGAATGACGATGGGACACGACCACTACACTTTCTATTTTCACATAGGGTATGGGAGAACCTGCACGTATTGTCTTGAAATACATCAATAATCCCGTCCCCGCATTCTGGTCGTCCGTAACATCGCCGTCCTCTTTACGTTCGACCGAGACGATTTTCCATCCTAAAAATACTGGAACTTCTACTACATGTATGTAGGCATGTTTGAGGGGCGCACTAATGACCGCACGACTACATTTATAATGCGCCGCCGCCATACAACTCTCCACTGTATTTCGCCAGATTAACCGATACAAGGTTTGCGCCCGCGCCTCTAATCCACTCACAAATTCGGTTTCGACGTGGGTGACACGAATGGCTTCGTGAGGATTTGTCTCATCCTGATTCACGATGGCACTAAAATCGCCGACATATTGTTCGTTTTCCCATTTCCCCATGATATAGGAACGAACTTTAGGCAAAAAGTCCGCCGAGTATTTCGTATTTTCGGTTCGCATATAGGTGATATAACCAGCTTGATACAAGGCTTGACAATGATTCATGGTTTCTTTGGGGGACATGTGGAGAACATTGCTCGCCGATTGTAGCAAATTCGAGGTATTATAGGGTTTCGGTGGTTGTCGAAACGAATCTTTAGGCGATTCCACGGTCAATTGATGGTTGAAATTCGCGGATTCTTCTAAAAAGGCTTCGACCTCTTCTTCCGAAACAAAATCGTGATTTAGGGAAAACGCCACCCCTTTCGCAAAAAACGTCCCCGTTGTTTTGTATTTCGTTTCGGGTTCACCGCCACATACCAACTTGTCGTTGTCATAGACGAGACGCAAAGCGGGAGTCTGGCACCGCCCCGCCGACAACCCATTCGTCTTGTTGTTGTGAATATGTTTCCATAAAAACGGCGACACCTTGAAACCGACCACCATATCGAGAACCTGCCGCGCATGCTGGGCCATGACCATATTCATATCTATAACACTGGGTTTTTGGATGGCTTTTAAAATAGCTGGTTTCGTGATTTCGTGAAAGACGATGCGCTTCGTGGTTGGTATGGATAGACCGAACTGGTCACAAATATGCCAGGCGATGGCTTCACCTTCTCTATCATCGTCGGTTGCCAGTATAATATTTTCGGGACGGAAATCGGAGATGCATGATTTCATAAAGGCCACGTGATCCTTTTTTTCATCGACGACGGAGAACTTGATGGCGAAATCCTTTGAAATTGCAATGTTTTTGATACCGTCAATGTATCGAATGTGACCCTTTGATGCAATACATTTATAGTCTGACCCCAAAAATCCCTCTATTTTGGCGCATTTTGAGGGCGATTCGACAATGACCAAATAAATAGCATCGGGTCGGGATTTAGGAAAATCGGTGGATGACGATTTAGATGATTTTTTTCGAAAATATTTAGGTGGCATAGCTAGTAGATATAGAGAGATGCGTTTATATGATTATAGGAATTATTTTGTGGGTATATGGTAGATAGGATGTTAAATGATGACTATTCTAATTTATTTAATGTACAAAATTTGCATAGTAAAGAAGATTGTAACAAAAAAATAACGACTATTACAGAATATTATAATAAGCTATCAGAACCTATACTCTTCATAGACAGCGGCGCCAATGAATCAGCACAGCAAAAAACAATTGCAGACTATAAAATGAAGGAAAAGGCATATGAAGCAAAGAAACAAGAACTAAAAAATTTAATAAGTTATGTTATATTTATAAAAATTATATTTATTATTAATGCCCAAAAAACAGACAATATCGGACGATTGCTTAGACGATTCGGTAATGTTACAACACAAATCACTAATTTTACACCAAATATACCACCTCATATTGATACTTATTGTAAATCGAATCCTGATAAACTAGCATGTCATACTAATCCTATTTCGACTCGTACTACGGGTTTTTCTCTAAACCAAAGAAATATACGGTTGCTAGCTATTTATATAATATATTCTACAAAAATGATTGAAGCTAAATTGAAAATAAACATTCCCGATTTCAAACAAGATTTTTTAAACAAACTAGACACTAACCAAGTTGAATTAGGAAATGAATATATTAATTTATTAAACTCCAGCGCAAATGACGATGATATAAATAATATGGTTGAATATTTTGAAAAAAATAGACACGGTTTTTTAATTGGTAATGAAATTAACTTAATAACCAAAGAAACGGATTTACATAACTCATCTATAACAAAAACTGGTGGCAAAACCTCCCGCAAAAAATCTACCAGAAAGCGCAAACAAAGAAAATCAAAAAAATCTCGTAGCAAAAAGATTTAGGCATAAATGTAATTGCTCCATAAATTACATTTATTTTTCAATAAAGGCCAGTTTAAAACCACTCCGAATATTGTTTTTTTTCGCCGATTTCAAATGAATCACGTGTTCTTGACGCGGAATCCCGCCCATTACAACATTGCGCTGGGGTATTTTCACGTTTTTGCTACTATGAAACGCCTTGATATTATTCAATATTATTTCCCAGGAAACATAGTCATTCATCATTCCGCTTTTTTCAGGTGGAATCGTAAATATATTTTCATGCACACTACTTTCTCCAGTTGCCACCAAAAAATAAAACATTTTATGGTCATATTGTTTTGATAAAAAATCTTGCAACAATACAATCTCTTTCATAGGATATGCAGCCATCACAATTACCGGCACATCATCTTCCATACATTTTTTAAATTCCTCAATACATATCCCATATTTTTGATTGTTGTCACTGTATTGAATACACCAGTCACCTAATATGATGTTATCGACATTGAATTGCGCAATGTATTCATGAATTTTCGGATAATTATACGTAAAATCAAACCCGTATTTGTCACAAATCGTCGGACATGTGCTCGAAATACGAATATTTTCATGTATCCCCTCAAAATCGTTTATTATACACTCCATCACAGCATTCACAGAGGGCGAAATTCTGCTAAATAACCGCAAATAATCAGTTATATTACATTTATCTAACGCATTTGCAGGAGAAACGTGTTTTCCAATCGGCAAATAATAAAATTGTTGTTCCATATACATATTTTTGATATTTTATTACCACCCCTTTTCACTATTCGACGACGACACATTAAACGTGCCATTGTTATACAATTCAACAATCAAATCATCAAAATCATAACCCGATTCTAGACAATGCGACCAAGAAAATCCATCATAAATGTAGGGCATGGAATAATCACTACTGGTCGGATTTGTCCCATCATGCACTTCGCGATTCGTCGGACCTACAAAAGAATACCGGTCATTGTTCGGCGCATCCAACATCTGGTCGTCTTGATAATGCCCGTAACAACACGATGACCATTGTCCGAAATCCCCTTCGTCCTCTTCATAACATGTCGCTTTATTACACACATACTCGGTGCTCGAATCCGATGGCCATTCATCACTCGTAAATCCGCCCGTCATATATTTCACTTGTAAGAGCCGTTCTAAAGTAGGGTGAATCGGCCAAAAAGAGGGGTCGGCAGGAGAAGCCGATTCTAAATGGTCGCCGCCAAAGACTTTGCTTCCATCTCCCCCGCAAATAAAATCTTTCCAGGCTTTCCATCCTTCGTCAGGCATGACACCATATTCGGGGACACAATCATAATCACTATTCAAGACGCTATGCTGCAACATCAAAAACAAAATACTCATTCGCGAATTGTCGCAAATATAATCGCACGACAAATCATCATATGCAGTCGAATAATCCCCGCCCGAATCCTCGGCAACGCAGCCCGACGATGGCAACAACACAGCCGACCGATAAAATTCCTTCAAATAAAATATCCAGTTTTTGCACAAATTCAACTGCCCTTCGACCCCATTAATATACCCGGCTTCGCGCAAACTATCCATCGCATCACAACCAAATACACCACCTATGACACCATGAGAAGATGCATGTGCGGCATAAGGCACTTGATGCAAAAAATCAACAATCTCCGAATATTCCAACAATGTATAATGACTTTCGCACGATGGCAAGGTTTTATCAACCGATGTATATCGAGTGACATATTGTGACGGATTCATATTCCATGGCGCGCGCATATAACCGTAGGCATAATCTAATTCAGTGTATTTCGTGTTTTTGTCGGCTTTTAGATTCGCCCAGCGTCCATCGGGTATTTTTCCGTCATCGACATCATTTTGCGAAAACAACCACCCCCAAGTATCATTATTCGGCATCACCATACTTCCAAAGGTATTCGCAGTAAAGAGCGCCGAATCCCAGATTTCGACACCTTGCGCGTTTTCTTTCGTGAAATCCCAATAGGGCATGGTCACCGACGGGTCGACTGCCTGCATCGACAATTCGAAAATATTCGTCATCTTGATGTGCTGCGCTAAAAATCCATTGCCCTCATGCACATGGTCGGAATGAATCCACGCCGCATTGAAATAGTGGAACTCCAGCAAATAGGCATAATTGTGAAAAGCGTCTCCATACAAAGCTTGTCCGTCATCTTCGGACAATTCCCACATTTTCCACATGGCGTCCATAGTTTTTGCTAAATCATCGCTGGTCAAATCCCCAAATTCCCGACGCACATACATACACATCAATGAACCCGACGCCACCACCTCTCCGCTCGCAAGTGTTATAGATACATCGTATGTATCCTCGAGGGGCGTGCAATCAAATGAAAACGACGCCGTCAAAATATTGCCGGTGACACAATCGTCCATAGCACTATTACACACACTGAATCGGGACGTGCGCGCCAGTTTCGTATCGGTCATATTGAACCACATGGTGGCACTGGGTTCAACGACGCCTGCATAGGACTCTAAAAATACGTATTTGTATATGTCACTAGCATCTTCGTTAAAATACGCGAGCGACGAATATCCGTTTCGATACGTCGAAAACCATGCCCCCGTTTTTTCGGAAACAGACATGACAGGTTTTGAGGTCGGTTTGTTCGTAGATACTACATATGGAATATTGTTTAGTCCGGCTTCCCTGGGCGAAGCAGACGGTTTCGCGGTCGGAGTGTTTGCAAATGGAATATTCATAATACTATAAAACGCAGTGGGTCCAATGGTCATACTTACCATGGGAAAAAAACACACCATCGTCGCCAATAATGCAAACACACTATAACACTTCCAATAATTCCCATGTTTTCTTTCAATATTCACAAAATCTTCATCATCACTATCATATTTCGGCAAAGAACCGTAATTGTTCGACATCTATTCTTCTACTGTGTATAGAGATTTATTTCTATATTAGTTATTATTTGTGATTGTGAAATAGGGGGTGTATTCAGTGCCGTCTGTATTATGAAAACATCTATTATAAAAATCCACAAAAGGCAAACACAAGGCTTCGACGTCCAACATAATTTTCGGGTTGATGATTAGACGAACATTTGGATTCAAATATTTTTTAAGTAACGAATGCATCGACATTTCAGCAATAGATGCAGTACCTTCTTTGCATGGCATAATAAAAATATAAGTGTAATAGAATAACATGATTGTAAATAATTTTTTCTCCAACAACAACCGATTTCCTAGTATACCTTCAAATTCGCTTTCGTTGTCGAGTAAATGCAAACAGTAACCCATTAAATCAAACAAATGTAGCAAATCTTCAAATTTCAAGGAAATATTTCCTAGTCCATATTTACGAGGTTGCGTATAGTGTGATGTGAAATAAGGCTCTTTGTCTTGCGTTAATAAATATTGAATATACAAATACGAATTTTGATAATTCATATAAAATGTTGTATCCAGTCGAGAACCTACAAAAAAATCGGCTGGAATATTCAACCATATCATACATTGACAACTGGTCAGTTTCAACCCGTCGACTTCAATGGGTTCTTCTATAAAACGATAAATATTACGTCTTTGATACATTTGTTTCAAATAATATTTGACGCGACCATTGTTTATAAATCGCTCCATTCCGAATGTGTGATACATATAATGCACCTCAAATTCGTGAAATAAATCGGCCATCTTACCCGGCATAATGTCATGTTTAAATGTGCCAATTTCCAGGTAGGTATCCACATTTTGCAAAAACTTCACCAGTCTCCGCTGAAATCCAATATACAACAAAAATATAAATATGATTTTCGAATAATAGGATTCATATTGCAACGTATATATGTCGTTTTTCTGGAATAAACAATGAATTGCATGAGCATTGATGACCTCAGGTTCGTGTTCTCTTGCAAAATCCAGTTTTGCCTTAAACATCTCGTTTTTTTTCGATAAATATGTAATCACCTGGTCAATTGTGTTGCTGAAAATAATATTGAATATGATTTGATTGTCGTTATGATTGAACAAAATCGCATTTGAATAATTATGATAGGTTTTCACACTGCTTAGCATAAATTGATTGACAAATGTCATGTCAAATTCGCTGATGACATTTTTATGTTTTTCAAAATAATCCATCACGATTTTATTATATTTGTTTTTCACACTATGGATATGTTGATGAAATAAACTTTTCAAAATATGCACATCGTGTTCGGCTATCGTCGATTCGTTCATAAGATGCATGAAATACGCACATGTTTTTATATTGTATTTTCGCGAAAAAAAACAAAATTGATTGCATATGTTCCTAAAAACAAATCTATAACACAAAACCATCAATAAAAATGCAAATTGCTAAATTAATGATATACGACCGCAATTATACGTTATGGTCACTGCTCGATACACAAACACAAGAACCCATCGAAAACCCTGAAAATTACCATCCGATGGACGCCAGACATTTTCACGACGACATTATCAATATCGACCAAACAATAACCGTGCTGAAATCACCCCTATTACACAAAAACATCCCAGGCATTCTGGTCCTCGAAAACAACAAAACCTATGGTCGCACCGAAAATGGCAAACGACTCTTGTATCGCTGCATTCCTCACGACAAACATTATCCCGAATTTCTCGTCCCCTACGAAATCAAATTCACCTTTTCCAAAAACATTCTCAATCACTACGTCCTTTTCAAATTCAAACACTGGGACGACAAACACCCCCGCGGAGAACTTGTCGAAACCATCGGCAAAACCGACGACTACAAGGCGTTTGAAAACTATCAATTACACTGCAAACAACTCCACACCCCCTTACCTACCGCCTTCAAAACCCAGCTCCAGTCCATCCACGAAACCACTGTTATCGACGCTATCGTCAAATGTTACCCCGCCATCATCGACCGCACCAAAGAATACGTTTTCACCATCGACAATGATTCCACGACCGATTTCGACGATGCCATTTCGATTACACCCCTCGAAAATGACCTATTGCGCATATCCGTCTATATATCCAATGTCGCGCTCATTGCCGACCATCTCAATCTATGGAAATATTTGCAAAACCGCGTTTCCACCATTTATTTACCCGAGCAAATTGTCCCCATGCTTCCGCCTAAATTGTCCGAAGACCTCTGCAGTCTCAAAGAAAAAACCCCTCGCCTAGCACTCGCTACTGATTACATCTATAACACAACTATGCGCGAATTAATCGACGTGCAATTTCACAATGTTCTCATCAATGTGAAAAAAAATTTCCGCTACGAACATTCCAATCTCCTAAACAACATGATTTATAAACAACTCCATGTATTTACAAAATTCGTATCCAAAACCGAAGGCCATATTGATAGTCATGATGTGGTTGCCTACTGGATGGTCAAGATGAATACATCGTGCGGACAATATTTACACGACCATCGCGCCGGAATATTCAAATCCACCAATAAAACACAAAACATACTCACGACACAAGAATCCGAAATATTCCTATATCACTTTCGCAACCATGTTTGCAGTCGCTATGTGCCCTATGTAGATTCAGAATTACCCGTCCATTATATCATGGATGTAGAGTGTTATAGTCACATTACAAGTCCGATTCGTCGGATGGTCGATTTATTGAATCAGGTTTCGATGCTGCGCATTATGGGCTACCAAATGTCACCGGAAAGCGACGTTTTTGTGAAGACGTGGATTAGTCAAATCGACGAAATCAATCGGCAAATGAAGGCCATTCGAAAGGTGCAAACCAATTGTGAATTATTGCATTTGTGCTTGCGAGACCCTGCTATTTATGACCAGACATTCGATGCCATGATATTTGACGTTACATCAAATGGTTACCTGGTGTATATTGAGTCGCTTCGTTTATTGCAAGTAATCAAGACGGTCGTCACGGATTTACAAATCGGTTCTGCGATTCAGTGTAGAGTCTTCCTGTTTCACGAGAACGACTCTATCAATAAAAAAATCGTATTGCAAATGATATAGATAGTTTCTACTATGACTATATAGAAATCATGTCCAATAATTATCAAACATATGCATCATTAAGTCATATTCCATTTAAACAGTATCATGCTGAACAGAATGACGAATATAGCGAAGCCGAGCGACTCGTATTTGCAGAAGACGATGAACAATTGAAACAACAAAACAATGTCAAGATGGCTACAAAATTCTATGTGTTTTTGCTGTGTATTTTTTCCGCTTCCATAGCATTATTCGGAATCACATATTATACAAAAACTGCGAATAGTTCGAGTCCAGTATCGTCGAACAACGCAGCTGTAGAGATGCTCATATACAATGACTATGGCACCTATACCAACAGCCAATATCCATGGTTAAATGCCACCACCTATTTAGCCGAACCCTACAAGACCTCTACCTTTTCCATCAACGACACTTCGTCGGACAACTGGACATGGACCTTTGAAAACGCTGAAACGTATACTGGGCACACGATTCGAAAAACATTCACTACCCCCGGAACCTATAGATTCACCTTAACGAATCAAAACCAGCGACACGAAGCAGTCGTCATTGTGAAATACGTCAAACGTGAGTTGCGGTCATTAAGCGAATCCGACCGCAAAGCATTTCTCAAGGCGGCTTCTAAATTATGGAAATATACAACGGAAGAAGGTCGTGCAAAATATGGCGACAAATTCACGGGGATATCGACCCTCGTCGAAGAACATGCCCTCGCATCCAACGATATCAAATGCGACCAGTTCCACGAAGGCAGTGGATTTTTCACCCATCATTTTGCAATCACCCAAACCTTCGAAGCGGCATTGCGGTCGATTGACCCATCCGTCACTGTGCCATATTGGGATTTCACAATCGAGGGGCAGCAAATTACGGATGCCGATGCAAAACCCTCCTATTTTTTAGAAATCACGCCTTTTTTAAGCGATGAATGGTTCGGTAGCGTGGATGAAAACGACCATATACAAGATTCGCATTTTGCTTTCGCACAAATGCCGAAAGTGACAAATACATCTATTGTGAGTCCGAATTCGTATGGATATGTGCGTTCCTACTGGAATAATAACAATGACCCCTATGTCACCCGACATTTATTCGATGTGTGTGGCGTCGAGCCCGAAAACAAACGCATACCAGACTGCCAGGCACACTATGACATTGTCAATACGCAAACCTTGTCCGATTTTCAAATATTGTCGCCGAATGACGGACACGGGACGGTCCACGTGCATTTAGGCGGAATGGGTGGGGGATGTATCGAATCCTATCAAAATTTCACGGACACATGGTCGTATTTGTTAGATGCGGACATGACACCAGATGATATTATGAGTCACGGATTTTCCATGGACGAATGGGTATGGGGAACCATCGCACCTCGGCGCAATATGTTAGAAAAAATGGTCATGGGAGAATATTTCCACGTGTATAAATCGTTATGGAGGTCACATATGTGCGCAAAAGATGGCACGCCGAATTTATTAGTGTGTCCGGAATCGTGTGACGATTCAGTTTCTCCCACCGAATGCAAATGCCAAGTCGAAAGTTTAGTGAATGGGACAACCACCTGGGAAAATATATATGAATGTGTATTGTCGGGTCATAGTCAAGCGGTATTTGCTAAATTTTTCCCGACCGAATTCATTGAGGATATGGTATTGCTACTGGCGACCATGCCATCCATCGAAGGTGAAATGATAGAGTCGGCGTCTCCGGCGGATATTATGTTCTGGGTGATTCATCCTACCTTAGAACGATTGTTGTCGGCAAAACGTTTAGGCGCCAATTTTGCAGACCAAAAAACTACAAAGTGGACAACCGCTGAAGAAACCTGGTATTCCTTTTCGTATTTTTCGCTGGCTGAAAATGAAAATGCTTACTGGCCGGAGGCCTATACATGCACGGGTCATAATGCCACCGACCCCGCATTGCCATCCAGTTTGCCGTGGTTAGACGGTTTTGAAACTCTGGCAGATAGTGATGGCGATGGAATCATTAGTAACTGGGAATACTATGTGGCCATTGACCCGAATAATGTGGATGGAGTGGATTATGTATTTGATACTTTTGACTGGGACCATTGTACAAGTAAGACGAAGTAAGACGAAGTAAGAAAACTTATCCCCTTAAAATTGAATAAAAATATCAATACATACTATAACACAACAACATGCAAATACTATTTATAATTCTATCTATGGCACTCGTTCATACAACTGCATACCTAAAATTTCCCTTTTCAAAGCATCATGCAAAACCAATGACAAATCCGTTATATGAAAATCATCTAATGGACAACCTCCATCAATTCAAACAAAATATATCCAGCTTTGATAATGACACGAGTCTAACGGCATATCACGTGGCTATGTTACTACCATGAAAATACAAACTATGTCTCGTTCCTCTGTAAGGAACCACCTACATGGAAAATGGTCGAATTTGATTGTTTATCGGTGTAAAATAATAATATAAATAGTATATATATGAATTTAGACTTATTTAAAGAAATTTTTTTTTCAATAATCAACCAATTTAATTCTGAAATACTAGAAAAACCGAATCAACATCCTATACACACATTGACCCAGATGAGCGAGACGAGCGATATGAGCATTCAACTAGGTGGTGATATTACATTTTCTAAAGTATCTGAAGAAGTAGAACAAAAAATTAAAAACAAACAATTAAGCGGTATGGAATTGAGTGATTTAGAATTTGATTTCAATGAATATACACCGTTTAACGACAACAAATACAATATATTAGTCTTAGGTTCAGGACCGATTGGTTTATATATTTCAATATTATTTAAAACTATTTTTCCAGATTTAGAAATTACAATATTCGAAAAACGTGATACAAATAAAAAACGAAAATTTGACCGAGCACAAATTATTAAACCCAATCTACAATATAGGTGTACTAATGAATCTTTACAAAAATTAAGCACTTTCGTAAATTACCCAATATCAGATACATTTAAATTTGAAGAGCCAGTTCTTAATTTGTTACCTAGTGCTATTTACACAAATATTTCAAAATCTTTATCATTTTTTTCATTAGAGAATCGTTCAATTAATTTAATTGAATATTTTTTATCAATAGAAGCACAAAAATTAGGTATAAATATTGTAAATATAGATATCCGAAGTGAGGATATATTAAAAACTCATACAACACCAAATACACTATCCATATTTAATGCAACTGGTGGTAGGCTACCATTTTTTATTCCACAATGGACAATAGAAAATCCTATTACTCGAAATTGTAATTATATAATTAGTAAAAGAGATAGCTTAATACCTGAAAAAAATACTAGCAAAATAAATAACACTAAAACTACAGATACATATACCTTATTATCGGATACCGAATTTTATCATGTAGAATGTGACAAAGAACAGCTTATAGACAAAAACCAGTGGATTAAAGAGTCAGATAATCCAAAAACTGGAAAATTTGAATTTTCAGTAAAGGGGTATAATAAACACAACATAAAAAAAATAGATAATATACCATTAATAAGCATTGGTGATTCATTTACAAGTACTGATTTTACTACAGGAAGTGGACTGCAAATCGGATGTGGTCATAGTTTGGGTTGTGTGTTATTATTTAATAAAATAATGAAACGACTCGGTATATCATTCACTGAAACTACCCCCATAAATATATCTAAAGAAAGTAAGAAAATGAAAACACGTCGTAAAAAACAAAGAAAAAGTCTTACCAAAAAATCACCCCGTAAAATTAAATCGCCACGAGTCTAACGGCATATCACGTGGCTATGTTACTACCATGAAAAATATAAAACCATGATGGCTTTATATTTTCCGAAACTTTGTTACTCTTTGTCTTTTTTGTCTTTTTCTTTTTGTAAATCTTTTGTTTAGTCGTATTTAGATTCGCTTATCTTCTTGTGCAAACAAGACACATTCTTGCGCATTCACGTCAACTTCGTCGCAAATGTTCTCAAACTCTTCTTCTAAATTACTATAATATTCGGTAGTGTATTTTTTATCATCTCTTTTGCTGGTTCGCATGGTCAATAAGGCAATCATATCGACCATCGTGTATCCTTTTTGAAGTAATCGCTCGGCAATGGTTTCAATCTCGCCAGCGGCTTCTTCTGATTCACCATCTTCGGAATCGGTATCGGAGTCAGAATCTTCATATTCAGACTCGTCATCTGCTTCTTCGACAGGTTCTTCAATAAGAACCGCACGACAGCATGGACAAGTATGGTTGTTTCCGAGAGATTGCATCATGCACTTGAAACAAAAGACATGACCGCAAGGAGTCACGCAGTTGTTGGTGGATGCAATTTCATCGTAGCAGATAGAACATTCGACGCAGGACATCTTTGAGTATTGTTGTTGTGTTGTTGTTGTATCCATGGTTCCAATGAAAAAAAGCCTTTCAATTTTTGTGTCAATACACCCAAAAAAAGAAAAATATCAGAATGATTGAGTTGAAAGTCGCGAATGGCAACGAGTATAAAAGAGGCGGTTTTGATAATATTGAAACGTTTGTGTCGACCTTTGAATTTGTTGCGAATGTGAGCGATGGAAGTAGAATGGTCATGAAAGATGACATCGCAATGAGGGCCATGCATTTTTTGTACAATAGCAATGCGATGGTCAGGATGAGTAGGAAGCGGAACAATAGCGGAATGAGAAGATGCAAATTTGCGTGCAGAAGACTTAGCACCAGAACCCCCAGTAGTATTCTTGACCATTGTTGAAGTAGTAGTAATAATATAGATACAAACCCCTCCCCAAACCACCAGCAAATCAATTTTCTCCCAAAATATATACACCAAGTCGAAAAATACAATTTTAACGATAGTTCATTATCCTACTCATTTCCCGACAAGTCTCGCTGCATATATGCAGTCATCATACATTATTCCATCACATATCCCCATAATGTGTAATAGAATGCTTTGTAGCCGAAGGCATAAATCAATCACTATAACACAGTTCTCCTAAATAGTTATCAAACAAGGTTCTCCTAAATGGTTGTCGACGAGGTTATCAAACAAGGTTCTCCTAAATGGTTGTCGACGAGGTTCTCATACAAGGTTCTCTAAATGTCCATGAAAAAGACATCTTAGAATGGCTCGCTTCGCTCGCCTAAATATCCATCGAAAGAGAACCTGGTAACCCCCACACCCCCGAATGTGTAATAGAATGCATTGTAGCCGAAGGCATAAAACAATATCTATAACACAGTTCTCCTAAATAGTTGTCAAAGAGGTTGTCAAAAAGGTTGTCAAAAAGGTTCTCCTAAATAGTTGCCGACGAGGTTGTCCTAAATGTTTATCAAAAGAGGTTCTCACACAAGTTCTCCTAAATATTCATGAAAGAGGCGAGCGAAGCGAGCCATACAAAGAGGTTCTCACACAAGTTCTCCTAAATATTCATGAAAGAGGCGAGCGAAGCGAGCCATACAAAGAGGTTCTCACACAAGTTCTCCTAAATGTCCATGAAAAAGACATGGTAGAATGGCTCGCCTAAATATCCATCGAAAGAGAACCTGGTACCCCCACACCCCCGAATGTGTGATAGAATGCATTGTAGCCGAAGGCATACAACAAAATCTATAACACAGTTCTCCTAAATAGTTGTCAAAGAGGTTCTCCTAAATAGTTGCCGACGAGGTTGTCAAAAGAGGTTGTCAAAAGAGGTTGTCAAAAGAGGTTGTCAAAGATGTTCTCCTAAATGTCCATGAAAGAGACATGGTAGAATGGCTCGCTTCGCTCGCCTAAACAATATCTATAACACAGTTCTCGCACAAGTTCTCCTAAATATTCATGAAAGAGGCGAGCGAAGCGAGCCATACAAAGAGGTTCTCAAACAAGGTTCTCCTAAATGTTCATGAAAGAGACATGGTCGAATGGCTCGCTTCGCTCGCCTAAACAATATCTATAACACAGTTATCAAAAAGGTTCTCCTAAATGGTTATCAAACAAGCTTGCTACGCTAGCGAAGCGAGCCATAAAAAGAGGTTCTCACACAAGTTGTCCTAAATGTCCATGAAAAAGACATGGTAGAATAGCTCGCCTAAACAATATCTATAACACCAATCACAAAAAGGTCGTCCTAATTGTCCATCGAAAGAGAACCCCCACACCCCCTGAAAGTGTCATAGATGATATTCAAGAGCCACTACCCACCAAAAGGTTTTCCTAAATATCCATCGAATGAGAACCTCAACATCCAAAACCCCCAAAAACGTAGAAATCCCGGTGTCCAGGTTCTCATCACCCCCAAAATAAAAACCCAAAACAAAAGACATGGACCAAGTGTTGCACATGAGGTGAGCAAGCATGTGCCTACCGCGGGTTTGTGTCCCTCATTCCGCGAAATATATTTTCCCAAACCTACTTAAAGACGCCCCGGACCCGCGAAGCGGCAAGGCGAAGCCATCGAATAATATCTATAACACAAAACCGAAAAAGGTTCTCCTACACAGTGATGAAAATACCGCATATCTATAACACAAAGGTTCTCTGCAAATACCCCGCATACACGGTAATTCATTATCCTACTCAATTCTGGATAAGTCCCGCTGCATATATGCAGTCGTCATTTTCACAATAAAACCCAAATAGTCCAATCCCCCACACCCCCTTGAAAGTGTCATAAAATGATATTACTAGGGTAGCCTCTCTCACGAGGTTCTCGCAAAGGTAAAACAAAAAATAGGCCACTCAAGAGTCTATTTTTTATGGCGAAGCCCCCAAAATCAATCCTATAACACTACGTCACAGATGACTTGTTTGTTGAGGGGTATTTCTTTGCTGATGTTTTTGATGATTTTATCGACATGTTTGTCATGACTGGATTTGACGGCTTCTTTGCAGAATTGTATGGAACGTGTAACATGGTCATTGCGGTCATCTTCATCTTCAGGGGTATGCTTAGACCAGTCAAAACACTGTTGTAAATTGACTCGACTGACATTACTAATGGCTGTCTTGGTATCTTTGAGGTTCTCGTCTTTTTTCCAGGCATCATCATTATGAACATAGAAGGTGCTGCGGCGTTCATCTGTGCAATGAAGCGGCCGCTCGGTGACTTCCATGGCGTTGAGCTCATCGATAAAGAGTTTGGAGATACCATTGACATAGCCAGCTTGACCTATTTTCATCATATCCACTTTTGTTTTGAGAACTTCGATGAATTCACTGAGATTTTGGGCATCTTTGCATTTATCGGAGAGGAACATGTTGATATTGTAATTTTGGTTATTATTATTATTATGACTGTTGTTCGTAGCGATTGTAGGTTGCTGGTTCTTGACAAGTTCTGTCAAAGCTTTGTTTTGTTCAGTCAACGCTTTATTTTGTTCCACTATTGAATTTGTTTTCTCCGCCAGGTTATTATTTTGATCGACGATTGTATTGTGCTGAGTGACCATGAAATTAAGTTGTTCTTGATTTTCTTTGACAAGCATTTGTATAATTTCAGGCCAGTTGGGTTCAGGTTTTTGTGAATCAGATTCTTGCTGCGGATGTGAATCAGGAAGTGATTCTTTCGTTGCTTGTTGTAAATGTTTTGCGGTAAGTAAATGTTTGTTGTAATTGCATAGAATATTTGTATGATATTTACAACAACTACATGAATATTTATATTCACTTTTTTCAGACAAAGTATTGTTATTTGTATAAAAAGTATAATTGGTTATATGTTTCTGTGTTAGTAAATGTTTATTATAGTCATATTTATCACTCGCATTATAATGACAACATGAACATGAATATTTATGTTCACTTTTTCCCGAGTTATCCATATTTTTATGCTTAGGCGTAAGCAGATGTTTATTATAATTACATATATTGTTCGTGTTATACATGCATTTTGCACATGAATATTTATATTCACTTTTTTTAGAGAAAGTATCCATTATACAATAGATGTATAAAAAAATCGGCTAAATGTTAACATGTCAAAAAATCAATTTAAAAATTTATGCAGTCATACAAAAAAAATAATTCATGGTCCCACACTGACCCAGTCACACCGAGTTTTTTAGAAAAAGATAGTCTCTATATTCCATTTTTGACATTTTTAAAATGTCATTTTTTGTGAGTAGACCCTATTTTATTTTGGGCCTTTTGGAAAGGGGGGATTGAAATATATATTTTGTAACCTACTTAAAGACGCCCCGGTTCCGCATGCGCAGCAGCGGTAAGGCGAAGCCATCAAATCAATCCTATAACACAACTACCTGCTAACATATATTGATATGGTTCTTTCGAGGCGAGCGAAGCGAGCCTTATATCACTTCATTATTACAAATTTGTTGTTGTGGTTGTTGTTGGATTTTATACATGAGAAATTCTATAAAGAGATTATTTAGTTCCATCAATGTTTTATTTTGTTCCTTCAAGCTATTATTTTCTTCCATCAATGTATTATTTTGTTTCCTCAAGATAATATAGTTTTCGACCATTGTTTTATGTTGTTCTATAATTGTTTTATTTTGTTCCATAATTGTATTGTTATTGCTAATGAAAATGTTGTGCAATTCTCGGTTCTCTGTAAAGAGCAATTGAAAAATAGCATATAATTCCGATTTATCTAAAGATGTTTGCGTAGGTGGTGTAAAGGTGCATATTTTTTTGTGACGACAAAACCCACTATTGAATTTATAGATGTTACCGCATGCACAAGTGTATTGTTTGTTGACTCTTGTGGATTGTGCATCGTCATTGACTATACTATTAGCCGAATTAACGAGTGTCAAATGTTTTGAAGTGGTTAAATGTTTAGCATAATCTGTTTTCTTACGAGTAACAAAATTGCATTGTGTGCATTCATATTGTAAATGTTTTTTCGATTTGTCTGCGGTTTTATGCGCATCAGTCAAAATATGACTGTCCCATTCGCTTTTTTGAATGCATTCGAAGTTGCATTTTTCACAACGTCGTTTGTTTGCAAGCGTTCGTTCAAGTTTTTGTTCATCAATATTCATTTGAATAATAACAATATATTATTTCCATATAATTTTACTCAAAAAAATAAATTAAATAGGCGTATTACACCTTTGAACATTATGAATCGCACAATTTTGCCCTATCAGGCAATCCGTTGGTGCCGCTCTGTGGCACAACACAAAGTGCGATTAGTGTTCAAAGGCAACGTTACCGATAAATCAATTAAAACGCACAATTGGGGCGAACTTAAATGTTCATCGGTTTAAAATGGGCGGTGCAAAAGAGAACATGTGCATCCATAAAACTCCAGGTTCTCATCACCCCGCATAAAATCAATCCTATAACACAAACCCCCACACCCCCACCATGAGATATTTATTTTGCTTTCCCACTAGAGGGAGCAAACACACACATTATCCCCCCAGAATACCGAAGGTTCCGACTCATTTCCTGACAAGTATCCGACCACCATAATCGAGGCAACTGCGCAGGGGGCGAAGCCCCACAAAATCAATCCTATAACACAGTCTTCTCTATACCCTCTACCGAAATATAGTTTTCCTAACCTACTTAAAGACGCCCCGGGTTCCGCGTTAGCGGTAAGGCGAAGCAAGCGGCCTGGTGTAACCCCCAAAAATACCCCAAAAACGCAAAAACTTATGTTCCAGGTTCTCAACAACCCCCAAAAAGAAAATCCCAAAACAAAACCATCCCCAACATGTATATCCTCATAACACATCAACCATATAACACCTTTTCCAAAATACCATGACGAGAACCTGTTACCCAAAAACCCTCAAAAACCCTCCAAAAACCCTCCAAAAACCCTCCAAAAAACCCACCAAAAAACCCCCAAAAAACCCCCAAAAAACCCTCCAAAAACCATCCAAAAACCCTCCAAAAACCCTCCAAAAACCCTCCAAAAAACCCTCCAAAAAACCCCCAAAAACCCCCCAAAAAACCCCCAAAAATGCGATTTTTTCAAAACCCCAAAAAATTGAAAAGCCCTTTTCAAATCGACCCCTATGACACCCCAAATCAAAAAAATGACCGAAAACACGACCCAAAAAAGACCAAGAACTCCCCCTTGCTGCGGCTATTGCCATAGCGTAGGGCACACCATCCGCACCTGCAATGACCCGACAATGATGCATCATCGCCGAATTATTTTCCAGAAAATCGACCGTCGAGAACCCATTGCCGAAATCTTAGAATATTCCAATAATCTCGATTTCCCTCTCCGCAAAATGGTCCTCTACAAACCGGCCAACAGCAACACGTGCCTGAAACTCATTCCACAAACGGCTCCGGACCAACCCTATAACTGGGACACCCTGCGCGAAAACTTCCGGGTATATATCCAAGATCAATACGACAAACAGGAACAGCAAAACCGCATGCACGTGCTTCATCTTATCGCCTTGATGATGCCGCGAATCTATTACGAAATCGATACTCTCTACACCCGATACTTTACTGCTTTTGCCGAGAACCCTAACATGAATTTTACCACCGAATACGACAATTTCGTTCGATTGATGCGCGTTCGCAGTTTTGAAACGCAACACTTTACTCAATACATTGACTACGAAACGGTCAGCCGCTGGAAGAATTTTCTGAGGCATTCCCGAGAAACCCTGACCCGGCCCATGTTTCAACGCCCGGTTCTCCAGCAACCGCCCACGACCTACCAATTTATCGCATCGACCGTCCGGAACTCCAAATTCCATGAAACCATC